CCGCACTATTTGTAATAGGATATGCCATTTCAGAAGCTAATTTTGCTGTTAATGTATCAACAAATATAGAATCAAATAATTTAGGATCAGTAATTTTTGCAATATATATTATATTAGCTGTACCTTCATTAGTTAATAATACTCTACCTTGACCTGCCAGATTTTCAATTTTAAATTCATAATCATCAAACTCCATTTTTAATACTCTTAAACAAAATGGATCTGTTGGTAATGCGTATTGATGTGAATATTCAAATGCAGGTGTTGATGAAATTTGAGATAACGCTGCTCTTGTAATTGCAAAATTCCATGCATGAGATCTTAATAAAGAATCTCTTGCAGGTTCATATAATGCATTACAAAGTCTTGCTCTTTCAGAATTTTCTGTTAAAGAAGTAATAGGACTATCACCTAGTTTTCGTAAAGCATTAGAACAAATTGAAACTTCTGTAGCCATAATCCTTTTAATATAACAATAAAAGGGATTTTCTGCAATAGAAAACCCCTTCTATGTGTCTATTATTAGTCAGTTACATATGTAACTACCATAGTAATATCTCCTGCTGCTGCAGTTGCTGCAACATTTGACATTGTTAATGCAATTCTTAGTGGCACTTTAGGATCTGCTGACAGACCTCCATCTTCCCACACATAATTTGCAATGGCATTTACATTTTTTGCTTCAAATGCAACTTCAACACCAGCAGTATTAGCTGCTTGTAAAGTTGTTATTGCAGTTGCATAACAATCTTCATCAATAACTGCACTTGCTGCTGTAGTTGATCCACCAATAGTAAACTTTGTAGTTCCATTATATAGACCTACATTAGCTGCTAATGTTGGTGAACCATTACCATCAAGATCGTCATTGTAAAGTTTTATTGACATAACTTTAGCATTAGATGGAACTTCTGCCATCATAATTATATCATCATTATCAATATCACCTGTACCTGCAGCTATAGTGTCTGCCCATACACGCATTTTTCCATGAACGCTTCCTACTTCAGAAAGTGTTCTTGGAGTTGTATCCATATTGGTAATTTCAATAGATTTAGTTGTACCCATAATTCACCTTCCTTATTCAGAACAAGCAATTTCAACTACTTTTTCGTCTTCTACTCTCGTAGCTCCGATAGTCATAGATAAAAATACTTGTGTTGCATAGTTCTTATCAGCTCTTTCAGAAATTTTCGTTTGAATATCCCTTCCAAGAGCAAGACCTATTGCAGATTGACAAAAAGCTAAGACTTGGCGATTTCCATCACCATCAGTTCCTAACCGCTCACTTCTAATAAATTTAAACCCCAGATATGAATCAATTTGACCCTGTGCTAGAGCTTTTATTGTATTAAAATCTGAACTTTTGACTTCACTTATATTTAAGAAATCAGAAATTTGATCTGCAGTACAAATCAAAAATCTTGCTTCTTCTGGATCAGTTTCGTTTTCATCCAAAATCTTTTTTGCTGCTAACAATTTTGCAATTGTTAAATTTGCAGACCCATGAACAACTTTTTGACCAGATGGTAATGATACTGAAGTACCTCCAGATACACCGCCATACGCTGTACCTGTTGCTGCTGCAATAATTGCATCATCCATTGCTCTACCCATTGCCCATGCACCTGCTTGTGCATATTCAGATTGTGGTGAAATTAACATTCTGACTTTATCCTCTTGATCAACTAAATCAGCCCAATCATAATCATCCATAGTAACTTTTCGCCTAGAGTGAGGAGTATCTACTCTAGGTGTATCACTATGTCTTGATGTTCTTTTAAGAGCCGCAGTATCACCAATTCTTTCAAAAAAGTGTGATTTACCTGTTACAGTTTCTGATCTAACTGCATCTCTTAATCTTGAACCTCGTTGTTGAGCCAAATGGAATACATTACTTTTATATTGTTCTACAAAAGCTGTAGTAATTTGAACACTCATTTAAGTTCTCCTTAAAAAATTAATATTATTATTTAATGCAGTTTTTATCCTTTAAACAGGGAAACCTATTTTAAGTCATTAGACTTTATATATTGTTATCCGTAAGGGCAATACATATATAAAAATAATATCATATTTTTTTTAAGATGGAAACCTTTTTTCATGTAATTGTCTAACTCTTTCAACTGCTGCATTATGATCTCTATGTTTTGGGTCGTGATATGCGTGTTCTGGATCATCAAAAATTGCAGTTATTTCTTCTTGAGCATCTAACGGAGATACAGCTAAACTATTATTTTGTGTATTTTGTGCCATATCTTCTGTTACATCTTCACCAAGTCGTGCAAACATTTTAATAACCGCAGGATGATTTCCTGCTTCTGTATTCATTAATTGTAATATTTCTTCATCACCATAAACTTGTAATGCTCTTTTTGCTTTAGCTACATTTTTATCATAATCATAACCCCACTCGTCTTTTAAAGTTTTTTCTGATTCTTTACGACTTGCATCAATTTTTGCAGGTTGATTATTCATTTCATGATCAATAGTGTTTTTTTGATATTCAATTAAAGCATTTACTTGCTCATTATTTAGACCAATATTATGTGCTACATTTTTAAACTGATTTACCTGTTCTTCTGGTATATATTGTTTATAATCTGTAGGTATAGAAACTTCATACTTATCTGCAGTTTCTGGTCTACCTAATTTATTATACACTTCTGCTTTTTCTTCATCTGTTTTTGGTATAGGAATACGACTACCTAAA